ATGAGCAAGAAAAATAACGCCTGCCACGCTGTCTCGCCTAGCAGCGGAAAGTGGACTGCTGCCGACCCGCACACGCACGCCCGCTTGACGCATCTTCAGAAGGGCTACCATAACAACCGGCTGGAAGGTCAGGTTGTTACGCAGAAGCGTTGTGCCGCCCTGAGTCGTTTGGTGAGCGAGGGCAAGTCAGCAGACGAGATTTGCACGAGCATTGTGAGTCACTACTCCGCCAAGTCCTCCAAGAGCGATTCCGAGACGCCGCACATACTCCCTCCCCATCCCAAGAAGTAGCCTATGGGCTTGAAGTACGCCGGCTGCGAGGATCTGTGTTATCCTGGCACCCATGTGCTGATAAACATGGCCGGGATCCGTGACCAGGCCACCTTGAACCAGTTCGAGAGTGAGTGCGTGATGGCGCGCACGGAGACGGTCCCGCCCTGGCAGCCAGGCGCGGCGTATTTCTGCTCCATCCACCGGCATCTTTTCCAGGATGTGTATGCCTGGGCCGGCGAGTGTCGAAACTGCGTTCTGTCCCTTCCCAATCCCGGCGCTCCGGATTCTCTGTTCTGCCTGCCGTTGTTCATCCGCAGAAACCTGGACAATGCCTTGGCCACGGTGACTGCCGAACATCTGGGCCGGCTCAATGACGGTGAGCTGGCGGAACTGCTTGGCACGGTGGTGACGGCCCTGAACGCGGTCCACCCGTTCCGGGAGGGCAACGGCCGCACCATGCGGGCGTATGCGGACCAGGTGGCGCTTTTCGTCGGGCGCACGGTGGATTTCTCCACGGTGACTGCCGAGGAATGGCACCATGCGTCCGTGCAGGGCTTCAACACGGACGACAGCGGGCCGATGGCCCGGCTGTTTGCGCGGGCGCTCTGCCCGGTATTGGAGCACTAGAGGCCTTTGCACACGCCTTTCTCTGCCCCACCGTTCTTGAGTTCCAGCAGTCTGAATACACGCGGCACCTCCTGCTACGAGAGCAAGCCGACCTTCCCAGCCCCCACCCAAATCTTCCTGCCAAGCATGACGGACGTGAGCGGCAACACGCTGGCGTTCACAGCGACTACGCTGGAAGCATAGGCGAAGGCCCACACCCCGGCCCTGCACGAGGCGCCTCGCGTGATGTGCCAATCCCAAATCACTGAGTGGTCCAAAGAGACCCGGAGAGACAGAGTGCCTTTTGCCTGTCCTCCATTGTGACCAAGGACTAACAAAATCCTTGGCTCAGGTTTAGGGGGGCAGGCCAAGTCAAAGCGAGATAGTGGGAATTATGGGGGCACAGGCAACTTGAGAATGGGCCAAGCACCACGGTTGCATCGGACGAAAGCGGGACGAACATAGGCCGGATGCGGGCTGAAAGGGGTTAGGACTCGCGGCGCGGCGCAAAAAAATGAGTTGAGAACGAACACGCCGCCGGGTCCAGAATTTACACCGAAGATGAGAATGAACAAGGCTGTTTTGCACTGATATCCAGGCAAAACAGCCTTGTATTTTAAGGTTTGAAATGCCCGGAAATCAGCGCAAAGAGTGCCACAGCCGCACGTCCTCGCTTAGGAGTAAGGCTCGATTGCCCGCATGATGCACGTCTTGGTCATGTCCAGGCGCAAGTCGAAGGCGGCCAGGGCCTCGATGGGATCAACCGCCTCAAGCGCGTCGAAGTTGATGCGCTCCCACTGTTCACGGGTGATAAGCACGCTCAGGATATAGTCGTCCTGGACCACGCCGGTGGCCTTGTTCGGCCGCTGCGTGTAGCCGGAGATACGCAGCTCGGCCAGTTCCGGCACGGCCCAGAAGGCCACGCTGGCGGCCAGGAGGCAGATGGCGTGCACATGGCGCGCGTAGTCCTTGCGGATCTGCGTCTCGCTGCGGTCCTTCTGTTCAAGCGAGGCCCCGCTCTTGCGCACGGCCCAGTACCGCGTCGGCAGGTCCTCCACCTCGGGCAGGTCCACGTCCAAGGCCAGGCACTGGGACGTCTTGAACTCGAAGCTGAATGTTGTCTCGCGCGGCCAATCCACGGAGCCCAGGGCCTCGGCCAGAAATTCCTCCCGCCTGTCGGGGGCGGCGGCGCGCCGGTTCCACGCGCCGGCTTGTTGCTGCTCGTCCCGATCCCACGCGGCCTTTTTGGCCTCCCAGGCGGCTTTGAGCTGCGCCGTCTTCTTGGCCCGCCACTTGCGCCACCCGAGGTAGACCAGAACTCCGGCGATGATGGCGCCCCAACCCTTCGCGGCTTCCGGCAACGCGTTGCCCACCAAGCCAGAAACGAAAATCCACACGACGACGGCCACGAGCTTGCCGCCGGAGGCCGGGCCTGGCTGCGGCTCGAAATACTCAAGCGGTACGCGGGTGACGGGGGCTCCGGGCTTCTTGCACTCCAGGTGCAGGTCGAGGACGCGGGTGATGTCTCCGTTCAGATCGGCGGCCTCGGCCTCCAGAGCCGAGAGGCTGGGCCTGGGGGCGCGGCGCGGCGAGCCGACGGCGGCGGCACGGGTTGACCCGCCGGAAAGTTTGGTGCGGTAGGACAGGCCGGTGCCGGGCAGGCCCACGTTGCCGTACACCCCGCGCGGCCCCATGGTCATGGTGGCCCCACGCCCGCCCAGGGACAGGCTCGCCCCGGCCTTGCCCAGGTTGATGCGGATGCCTGGAGCGATCTTAATGGACCGGCGGAAGCGTAAAGCCATGGGGGGCCTCCTACTTCTGGATTTCCCGCCCAAGCCAGAGTGCGCGGCCGATGATGCGGATGCCGTCGGCCAAATCGCCGCGGGCGTCGATTTCCAGCACCGGATAGGAGGGGTTCGCGCTCTTGAGTATCAGCTTGCCGGGCGCGGTGTCCAGAAGTTTGATATACACCACCGATTCGACGCTGACCGCGAACAACCCGCCAGCCGTGGGCTCGGTCTGGCCCTGGTCTATGAGCACCACGTCATCGTGGCGGATGTCCGGCTCCATGCTGTTGCCGGTGACGCGCATGAGCACCATCTGCGCGGTGCTGCCTTTGCGCGCCAGGAAGTCCGCGCGGAAGGCGTAGAGCCGCTCCGTCTGGCCGCCGGTCTCAAAGGAGCCCGTGCCAGCGGAAAGCCTGGCCTCCACAAGCGGAACATAGACTAAGTCTACATCGCAGACGGCGGGGCAATTCCTTGAGTTTTCGTCCGTAGCGCCGAGGCAGATTGGTCGCAGCTCCGGCCTGTTCTGCTCTGCCCCGAACAGCAGCCAGTCCGCACTGACGGAGTGGTTCTCCGCAATCAGCTCCACCCATCCGCTGGGGATCTGCCCCCGTTTTTTGGCAGCCGCGACGGACGGCGGCTTGATGCCCAGCGCCTTGGCAAGATCGGTGTCGGTCTTCGCACCGGCGGCTTGCATGATGCGCCGCAAGCGCTCCTCAAATTTCGATGTTACCACAGTGAACTCCGAAACCAACTCCGAAGCGGGGGATCGGAATAAGTTTAATCTAAACAACTGATTAGCTTAAATCTATAAAAATAAACTCCGAAGCAGAAAATTAGCTTGCATTTAATAAACGCAGCCTATAAAACAGGATCGCGGACGGTAGACAAAGACCATCGCTAAGTCACCTCTACCAGCCCCGCACCGTAGGGTCAACGTCCACGCCTTCTTTCCGATTGGACGTGCCCTCCACCTCAAGGCGGACGGCGATATGCGGCAGGCATCACTCCTCGACGATGATCACGGCAGGCTGGCCGGACTGATCCCAACCTTGCGCGCGGCCATGAACCGCGCCGCGAGCGAGGACGAGGCCGGGCGCAAGCTGTTGGTGGACCGCATCAACGCGGTGGCCCAGGCCGCCGGCGTCCGGCTCACCGCCGGGAACGCCAAGGCCATCTCCAAGGACACTCTCGACAAGTGGTTGAACCCCGCCGACCGCGACCACACGCCGGGCCTTTTGGCCGTGGCCGTGTTCTGCCAGGCCACCCGTGACGCGGGGGCGCTGCGCGTGCTGCTGCAAGCCCTGGGGCTGGACGTGATGAGCACCGAGGACCGGAAGCTCCGCGACTACGGCCGGGCCTGCCTGGCCGAGCGCGAGGCCCGCAAAAACAAGAGGAAGCTGGAGGACGACATATGAACCGCGTGCAACTCGGTGCAGCGCGCAACCGCGTGCGCCGCCGCATCCAGGAACGCCTGGACGCTCAGGGCCTGAACATGGCCTCTCTCGGCCGCAAGATCGGCGTGCGCCGCCAGACGGTCTTCGCGACCATCTCGGGAACCAAGCACAGCCCCACGGTGCTTGAGGCCCTGCGTGAGCTGGGCGTGCCCGAGAAGTACCTGTTCGACCCCGCAAAACACACCAACACAGAAGGCAACGAGGAGGCTGCGTGATGCTGACTGTTAATCTCACTGGCTTCAAGAGGCTCGACGGCAAATTCGCACTGCTCAGCTACGCCCCTTCCGGTGCAGGCTGCCTGCCCGGCGGCGGATTCGATGACGAGGCATGGGATGCGGCGCAAACGCACCTCGTCACGGACCCCGGAGCCGATATTCGGGCGACGTTCCGCGAGGCTTACCGCCTTGCCCGGATCGAAGCGCGCAAGCACGGCGGTCTGGAGTTCCTGCCGACCACCTGTGACGAAGACCCGTGCCCGCTGCCAGACCTGCCCCGCACCGAGCATTTCGGCTCTCCGGCGGTGGTCATGCTCGACAACGGCACGGCGTTTATTAGCGCCAATATCTAGGAGCGGCGTGATGCACGGAGAGGCGTTTGCCAAGGCCAAGACCGTCGGGGTCAATGAACTCCATGAGTTGCGCCGGTCTGTCCTTGCAGGAGCATCTGAGGAAAAGGCCAGCGGTGTTCGGCCATGTACCGCAACAGCGACACCCCGAGCCTCGAATCGGAAGATCCAAGAAGAAACTCGTCCGGAAACCATAGATCAGGATTCATAGTGAGGAACATGATGTACTGCGTGAGGATCTCATACAAGGCTCGCGCCTCATCCTGCGGCATTGCGACCACATCCTCCGCCGTAATAGCCTCCCGGTCCTTGAATGTGGAAAACAGCCAGTCTGCGCTGTCCAGATCAAGCTCCGTCTCTCCAGCAAACATCCGTAGCGAGCCGAGCGAGAAGTTGTACACGACTTCGCAAACGTCCTCCGCTTTCAGCATTTCCCCGGCTCCTTCGGCGTGGGATCGGCCCACGGCTTGAGGGTTGAGTGGTGACAACAGGCATATCCGAAGGAGCCGGACCTTTGCAAACCCCAGGACAGGCCATGATCGCAGCCAAAGACGCCTACACATCCGCTGAGCTGGGCTCGGTGCTCGTGCTTACGGAGCGGGCTATCCAGCTCCGCGCCAAGCGCGAGTTCTGGCCCTCCCGGCCCCGCTCCGGGCGCGGCGGCGGACGCGTCTACCCCCTGGCCACCCTGCCGGAGGATGTGCGCGCGGCCGTGGCGCTGGCCCAGGCCAAGGCGGCACAGGCCGCTGGCGGTCGGTGCGGTCAGTCCGAGCGGCCCGGCCAGGTCGGCGCGGCCCCGGAACTGGACGCCCGCCGCCGCGCCAAGGCCCTGGCCAAGGCCGACCTGGTGCGCCTGTACCTGGAATGGCAGCGCCGCCACGGGGCCACGGTGCCCGCCAAGGCCGAGTTCGTGGCGGCCTACCGCGCCGGGGGCTGGCCCGAGCTGCTGCGCGAGCTGGGGCCAGGCGTCTCCTGGAAGAGTCTGGAGCGCTGGAAGTTGGTGCAAACGCGCGAAGGCTCGGCCCTGGCCCTGGCCGACCACCGCGGCTTGGCGCATCGGGGCTTGTCCATGCTGACCCAGGCGCACCGCGAGGCCCTGCTGTTCACAGCGCTCAACGCCAACAACCCCAAGATCTCCTACGCCGTGCGCGAGGCCGAGCGCCTGTGCAAGGCGCGCGGCATACTGCCAATTCCCTCCGAGGCCACCATGCGCCGCTACCTCGCCCGCTACATAGCCGAGAGCAACCAGACCTGGACCATGGTGCGCGAAGGCACAAAGGCCTGGAACGACAAGTGCGCCTGGTCCATCCGCCGCGACTGGAGCCTGCTTGAGGTGGGCGACGTGGTCATCGCCGACGGCCACATCCTGAATTTCGAGAGCCTGAACCCGGACACGGGCAAGCCCTGCCGCATGACGCTCCTGCTCTGGTTCGACGGGGCCAGCAACTACCCGCTGGGCTGGGAGGTCATGGCCACGGAGAACGTGCAGTGCATCGCCTCTGCCTTCCGCCGGGCCTGTATCGCCCTGGGCAAGTTCCCCAAGGTGCCCTACCTGGACAACGGCCGCGCCTTCCGCGCCAAGTTCTTCAAGGAGACGAGCGACTTCCGGCAGTGCGGCATCTTAAGCCTGCTGGAGGGCACCGGGGCCACGGTGGGCACGGGCGGCCTGTACGACGAACTGGGCATGCACCCGGTGCACGCCAAGGCCTACCACGGCCAGAGCAAGCCCATCGAGCGTTTCTTCGGCACCCTGCACGAGATCGAGTCCTGGGTGCCCAGCTACGTAGGCAACAGCATCAATGCCAAGCCGCCCCGGCTCAAGCGCGGCGAGGACCTGCACCGGAGCGCCTATGCGCGCATGGGCGGCCGCCCGCTGACCCTTGAGGAGACGCACAAGGCCCTGGCCTTGTGGTTCGACCAGTACGTGCGCACGCCCAGCCGGGCCGCGCACCTGGGGGGCCGCACCCCGCTGGAAATCTTCAGCCAGGGCGTGGGACCGGGCGTGGACCTGGCCCGGCTCGACCTGCTCATGCTCTCACGGGAGGTCAAGGGCATCACCAAGCACGGCGTGAGCCTGCACGGCCGACACTACTATCACCCCACCCTGGCCGACCGCCGCCACAAGTGCCTGGTGCGCTTTGATCCCCAGGCCCTGGACAGCGTGCTGGTCTACGACATGGACGGCAAGTTCCTCTGCGAGGCCCGCGACTTTGGTGCGGAGCACCCCATGGCGCGCATCCTTGGGACGGTGGAGCAGCAGGAGAGCCTGCAGGAGAAGCTGGCCATGCAGACAGAACAGAAGCGGCAGGTCACGGCCTCGGCCAGGGAGATGTTGACCAGCGTGGTGCTGCCCGAAACCCGCCGCCGCCTGGAGAGCCTGGAGGCGGCCAAGGTCGCGGCGGCCCGGCGCGCCCTGCCCCCTGCCGCGCCAAAGGCCAGGGCCCTGGAGCCCGCCGAGAAGGCCGCCCTGGAGCGGGTCAAGGCCGGCCAGGTGACGCCGCTGCCACGGGCCGAAACCATGAAGGACCGCTATGCCCGCTGGCAGGCGCTGGGCCTGCGCATGGCCGCGGGCGAGGCCGTGGCCGAGCAGGAGAGCCGCTGGCACCAGACCTACCAGAACACGTCGGAATTTCGGGCCATGCAGGTGATGGAGCGCACGTATGGCGCGCAACCGAGTGGCGCGCAGCAGGCCGACGCGCCGTTGGCCCAAGCCAATTAACCCCCAAGGAGATGCCATGACCAAGACCGCAACCCTGGAGACCACCGCGCCCCTGCAGAACGTGGGCATCTGCCTGGCGGCCATGGACCGGGCCATGAACCGGCCGCGACACCTGCCCGGCATGGTGGTGCTGCACGGCCCCTCTGGCTGGGGCAAGAGCACGGCCGCGGCCGTGGCCGCCAACGCGCACCGCGCCTACTACGTGGAGGCGCGCAGCACATGGACGCGCAAGTCCATGCTGGCGTCCGTGCTCAAGGAGATGGGCGTGCGGCCCGGCGGCACCATCCCCGAGATGGCCGACCAGGTGGCCGAGCAGCTCGTGCTCTCCGGCCGCCCGCTCATCGTGGACGAGATGGACTACGTGGTGGAGCGCAACCTGACCCAGCTGGTGCGCGACCTCTACGACGCCAGCCACGCGGCCATCCTGCTCATCGGCGAGGAGGATCTGCCCCGCAAGCTGGCCAAGTGGGAGCGCTTCCACGGCCGCATCCTCTCCTGGGTGGCGGCGCAGCCCGCCAGCCTGGAGGATACCGCCGAGCTGGCGCGCTACTGGTGCCCGGACGTGCGCATGGGCGCGGACCTGCTCGCGCACATCCACGAGCTGTCCAAGGGCTCGGCGCGGCGCATCTGCGTCAACCTGGAGCTGGCCAGGGAGCGGGCCGCCGAGCTGGGCCTGGACACCGCGTCCCTGGACGCCCTGACGGACGTGCAGTTCTACACCGGCGAGCCCACCCGGAGGAAGCTCTAATGGCTCGCAAGCCCGTGCATCTGCTGCCCGCAGGCGGGCTGAGCCCCCAGGACCAGATCTGGGCGGCCCTGCGCAGGCTGCGCGGCGGCACGGTGCGCCAGGTCGCCAGCGAGGCCGGAACCCTGCGGGAGACCACGCGGGACTACCTGCGGCGGTTGGCCAAGGCGGGCATCCTGACCTGCGCGCTCGCGGAGGGCGAGAATCTGTACGCCCTGGCCCGCGATCCCGGCGTGGAGACGCCGCGCCTGCGCGAGGACGGCAGCCCGTCCACGTCCGGCCTGGGGCGCGAGGCCATGTGGCGCACCATGCGCGTGCTCAAGGAGTTCGGCGCGGCCGACCTGCTGGCCCATGCGCGGGCGGCGGGCCTGCGCGTGGCCGAGGCCGAGGCCGTGACCTACTGCATCTGGCTGTGCCGGGCCGGGTACCTGATGCGGCAGAACAAACCCGGTGATGCCCCCCGCTGGAGGCTGGTGCCCGCGCGCTACACCGGGCCGAGGCCGCCCATGATCCAGCGCATCCGGCAGGTGTACGACCCCAATCTGGGCCAGGTCGTCTGGTCCGCAAAAGGAGGCAAGCAGTGATCGCAGAAAAGGTCCGCAACGCGCGCAAGGCCCTCTCCGCCCTGGGTGGCCAGGTGAACGAGGATGTCTGGAGCGTGGTGAAATGCATCCAGCATGAGTTGGACGATGCCGCCGACCAGGCCGAGCAGCTGGAGAGCGCCCTGGAAGAGCCTGTGGCCGCCCGGCATGTGGCCGGGGGCAACCCGGCCCGGAGCTGACCATGATCACCGAGAAGATAGCCGGAGCCGAGAAAAACCTGAGCGAACTGGCCGCCAAGCTCGGCGGAACGGAGCGCAATGTGGCCGAGACGGTGGTGAAGATCCTCCGCCAGTGCGCCCGCGTGACTGCGGAGCTGGAGCGGCGGCCCCTGCCCATCACCGAACCCGTGGAAAACACCCTGCTGCAATAGGAGAGAAGCCCATGGCCCAGAGAATCAAGCCCAAGGCGGTCATCATCGCCGACATCGCGCAGGCCGAGGCCGCCCTGGCCGAAATGGCCGAACTGGACCGCTCGGTGGATCTCCACACCGTGGAGATGAACGAGGACATCGACGCGGCCAAAACCGCCGCCAAGGCGGCCTGCGCGCCCCTGGAGGCCCGGCGCAAGGAGCTGGCGCAGGCCGTGGCCACCTACGCCGAGCTGAACAAGGCCTCGCTGTTCAAGGGACGCAAGTCCGTGGACCTGGGCTACGGCGTCATCGGCTTCCGCCTGTCCACGGCCCTCAAGACCGTGGGCAAGGCCGTCACCTGGGACATGGTGCTCCAGAAGATCAAGGACTTCGGCTTCGGCGAGGCCGTCCGGGTCCAGGAGACCGTGGACAAGGACGTGCTGCGCGGCTGGCCGGACGAGCGCCTGGCCACAGTGGGGGCCAGGCGCGAGGTGAAGGACGAGTTCTTCATTGAGGTCAACAAGGAGCCCGTGCTGGCCAAGACCGGCAGCTAGGCCAACGACAACTCAAATAAGGGGGAATCACGATGAAACAGAGGAAGCTCAGCGTGTTCATGTGGCGCGACGGCAAGCTGGAGTTCGGCGTGAAGTGCCCGGACGGCGCCCTGCCTATCGCCACCGGGCCGGAGGAGGACCTGCGCGAGATCGTGGATGTGCTGGCCGTGAAGGGCGGCGACGGCGCGCTGCGCGTCCGTGGCGTGTCCGTGTCCGGCGAAGCCCGCACCGCCGAGGAGGTCGACAAAACCCTTAAAGCCGTCTGGGACTTCCAGGACGAGATCGAGGCCGGGATGGGCCGGTACCACAAGAAGCGCCTGGAGGCCTGCCATGCCTAAGCCCAAGCGCGAGATCACGCCCGAACAGCAGAAGGCCTTCGACGAAGCCCTTGAGCGCATCAAGACCGTCACCGGCGCGCGCACGCAGGTGCAGCTGGCCGATGTCCTGGAGGTCCGCCAGTCCAGCATCAGCGATGCCAAGCGCCGGTGCTCCATTCCGCCGGAGTGGCTGCTCAAGCTGCAGCGCTCATACAAGATTCATGCCGACTGGTTCTTGACTGGCCAGGGCCAGCAGTACCTGGACGGCACCGGCCACGCCACGGCGAAGCGCCTGCAGGAGAGCATTGACCAGATCGGCGGCACCGTCGCCCTGATCATCGGCCGCGTGAAGCAGTCCCTCGATGTGATGGGCCTCACCGTGGCGGAGCTGGAGCGCCGCAAGCAGGCCCACTCCGCCCGGCTGGCAGAGGATCTGGAGCGGCTGGAGGGGATGAGCACGGAACTTGAGAACAGGGCCGCCGAGGTGGCGGCGCTGAACGCCTAAAACCGAAGGAGAGCAGACCATGACCAAGAAGGATCTCATTGCCAAGATCGCCGAGGACACCGGCCACACGAAGGCCGACGTGGAGAATACCCTGGACAGCCTGGCCAGCGTGGCGGCGGCGGAACTGCTGGGCGGCGGCGAAGTGCCTTTGTCCGGCCTGGGCAAGCTGAAGGCCAAGGAATCCAAGGCGCGCGTGGGCCGCAATCCGCAGACAGGCGCGCCCGTCAACATCCCCGCCAAGACGGCCGTGAAGTTCTCCGTCGGCAAGGAGCTGAAGGACGCGCTGAATCCGTAGCGAAACCAGCCCCCGGCCATCGGGGGCGGTCGTCCGGACGTGGTTGTCCGGGCCTGACGAGCAGCCAACACGGAGGGGAGCATGAATCTTGACCGCGAGATCAACGCCATGATGCGGACGCAGGGTGAGCGCGGCGTCCTCGACTGCGCCCTGATGGGCCGCAAGGTGTCGCCCACGGAGTGCAGCTCCAGGTCGGTGAACGCCAGCTCCGAGGACTTCAAGGTCTGTTGCGCCTGTTCCCAGGGGAAGAAACTGGCGGCGGCGGCGAGCCCGCTCTCCCATCTGCCGCCCTGGCCGGAGCACCTGGGCCCGGCAATAGGGCCGCCTGCGACTGTGGACCATTGCTCCTGCATCATCCCTGACGGCCTGAAGGCCGCTGCGGCTGACGCGGCGCAGGAGCCCGCACCGCCCGCTGGTGAGCCGAAAATTGGCTGGGAGCTGGTGCGCGAGGTGACGGGGATCGGAAGCCACTCCAAGCTGGCCAAGATGATTAACCGGACCCAGCCGAACGTGAGCAAGGTGTTCCGCCTGGTCGCCGAGGGCGAGGTGCCGCAGGGACCCACGGTCCAGGAAATCCTGGACTACGCGCACATCACCATGGAGCAACTCCTGGGCAGGCCCGTGCCGGTCAAAGCACCCAAGAAACCCAAGGCCGCGCCAAAGCGCAAGACTCCCAAGGCCGCCCCGCCCCCGGCCGCTCCGGCGGTCAACGCCGCCGACCTGGACGTGGCCATGAGCCATGCCGAGCCGGGCACGTTGAGCGAGGCCGATTTGCAGGCCGCGCGGGAACCTGCCGACATCCCCCCCCCCGTATGCCAGCCGGGGCTGGCCGGGGCCTCGCTGGAGGCCCTGCTGGGCGAGCTGCGCAACAGGCTTCCATGGGTCTCCGTCTCCGTCAACCTGAACTGGTGAGGTGAGCCATGGACAATGACAAAAAGCCCGAGAATCCCGTGAAGGCAAACGCACCCCAGGTCGCAGAGGCCGCTTTGACAGCCGAGGAGCTTATCCAACGCTGCATGGAGCGGGCCACCAAGGTCACGTACCGGCAGCGCCCCGGCAAGAGGGGCACATCCATCACCATCAGTTTCCGCAGCTAGAGGAAGCCATGACCGCAACCCGCTACACCGTCACGCGTGGCAAGTTCAACTCGCCGCTGATCTACGACAACGAGGAGAGGCGGCCTGTGGCCGTGTTCCTGCGCAGGGCGGACGAAGAGAACGCGGTCACCCCGGAGGCCGACGCGGAGGCCATGAACAGGGCCAGCATAAGCTCGCACGCGCTCAACCGGGTGCATGCGGAGCTGGCCTGGAAGCGGCAGCAGGAGGCGGGCAAGCGGTAGCTTGCCTGAAAACCATGGCCGAAAAGCGCGAATCGTGGTGCCAAATTTTGCTCAAGTTTTCGAGCAACGAGACGACTAAGCTGGCGCTCTACCACGCCCGGCAGTGGTCTCACACCCTGGCCGCGCCCGGCCTGCACCGCGTGATGCGCGGCAGCATCTTAAGCGGTCGCTGGGTCTCCGCCGACGGCGGGGCGGAGTTCGTCCCCTTGTCGCGGGTGGCCGCCATGGTCCAGGCCGAACTGGAAGGCGTGGGCGGTGAGGCCGCGCCCGTGCCGCCGCACCCGATGCTGCAACAGCGCTCCCGGTGCCGCTGGAAGCCGACCGGTACAGAGGGCATTCCCAACGCGGTGCAGACCTTCGCCCTTTGCCCCCCCATCCGCGCGTATTCTGGCGTGTGGATGATCTTTCTGGCCGGTGGCATTGGCTGGGTGCCCTGCACCGAGGTGACGCCACTGGATCATTTAGGACGGGTGGTGCCGCGTGGCTGACCTGCCCCAGTGCCGCACCTGCCGCTGCGCGCCCATCTGGATGCGGACCACCAAGGGCCTGCTCTTCGGGTGCGCCTGCAATGGCATGACCGTGGACTATGCCCCCGGCACGCCGCCGACCCTGGTGGAGCTGGTCAAGGCCGAGGTGGAAACACACTGGCGCGGCGCGGCCGCCCTGCCCATGCCAAAAGGAGGAGCCTGATGCGCACGTACGAATTCGGACCGGAAGTCGCGGCCCTGGTGGCCAGCGGCCAGAAGAGGCAGACCATCCGCCGCCTGCACAGCCCCCTGCCCGAGGTGGGCGAACGCCTGGAGTTGTACCAACCGCACCCGACGCTCCAGCGGCAGTTGATCCGCGACGACGTCGCCTGCACCTCGGTGCAGCCCATCCGAATCTACCGCACCGACCACAACTGGACGGCGGTCGAGCTGGACGGTGAGTATCTGATCCTGGTGCAAATCCGCGCGTTGGCCCTGGCCGACGGTTTTGCCTCCACCCTGCTTTTCCTCCGGTACTTTGAAAAGCGCGGCCTGCCCTTTGAGGGCGTGCTCATCAAGTGGGTACAGCGCCCGGAAAATCCGCACAGCCCGCCGCCCGCGCGGGAGTGCGGCACCTGCAGGCATGACGGCAAAAGCCTGGAGGATTGGCCCTGCCGCACGTCGTTGAGCATGGCCGGGCTCATGTGCTGGGAGCCGAAGGAGGCGAAGCATGGCCTTTGACACCCGCCGCTCCCTGCTGGCCAAGATCCACATCGCCCGCAAGCAGCTGGGGCTCGACGACGCGCAGTACCGCGCCATCCTGGCCCGGTTCAAGGTGGATTCCTCCAAGGATTTGAGCATGAAGGCCCTGGCGCAGTTGGTGGACCACTTGGCCGGGCTGGGGGCCGAGTTCACCTCCGGCGCCGCCACGCCCAAGGCCAAGCCCGGCTACCAGGCCCGCCCCGCCCAGCGCCGGAGCGACTTCTACGAGATCCCGGACGGACCCCGCGCTCGTGTCAAGCGCTACATCGCTGCCATGTGGCGCGAGCTGGGCTACGACATGGTCTCGCTCGACACGCGCACCAAACGCGAATTCGAGGTTGAGGCCTTCCGCTGGCTGGAGGACGAGAAGGCGCTGCATCGCCTGGTCACGGATCTTGAGAAGCGTTTGAAGGCCAAGGACCGGGCCGTGCCCAAGGACGTGTGCGACGCGTGACCAGGCTGCAAGAGGACGAGCGCGAGGCGCTGCGGGCCGCCATACTGGCCCGCCACCGCACGGTGTACGCGTTCTGGCGCACGCACCGGGACCATATCAGCAAGAGCGTGGTCTTCCTGGTGCTCCGGGGCGACTACCCCGGCAACCAGGCGCGGCAGGCGGAGCGGATGCGCGGGCTGCTGCGCAGCGGGAGCACGGTGGCGGCCGCGCCTCGGATGCCCACGGAAGATGAGCTTGCGGCGGCGCTGGAGCGCGTGGCCTGCGCGCGCTGCCCCAGGCGCAACCGCAAAAGCCGCCACCGCTGCAGGGCCTGCCTGGCCCTGTGGCGGGCCCAGGCCCGGGAGATAGGCCAGCTAACAGGGAGGTTGGACCATGAATGTCCGTGACTACGTCCGCGCCGTGGTGGTGCTCCTGGACAAAGGCTACTGGCCCTATCCCGGCCAGGTGCCCAAGGAAATCTACGAGGCGCGCCGCTGCACCATGTCCGCCCGCGCCGTATGGTTCGTGCGCCCGACCAGCGAGGCGCACAAGACCACGCGCTACCTGTGCCTGGGCTGCCGCAAACGGTGCGTGCTGCTCGACCCGCAGGGCTTCCAGGCCGTGCTGCCGCTGCGCATCACCAGGCCCGCGCCCGTGGCCCTGGTGGAGGCGCGCCAGCTCACGGCCACGGAGTTGGTGGGCCTGGGCCGCCCGCTGCGCGTGGCCGAGGCGGCCTGGGTGCTCAACGTCAGCGACTCGCAGATGTATGAGTGGATCGAAGAAGGTCTGCTTGAGCGGGTGCCGGGCACGCCGCTGCGCGTGACGCCGGACTCGGTGCTGCGGCTCATGCGGCCGGAGGAAAGTCGCCCATGATCTGCCGCACGCCGGCCTTTGCCCAAGGCGTTCGCCTTTTGGTGGCGGAAACAAGCTATTGCAACCGGTATCTGTTGTGCTATTCGAAGCCCATGCGCCGCCTCATTCTCGCCATGATCTTGCTGACCAGCCTCAGCCCGTCCGCGTTGGCCGCCGGGCACGAGCATCCGGAACGCTGGTATCAGGATCAGTGGTGCGCCACTCGTGGCCAGACCGAAGTGCGCATGTCGGACAGCACCCGCGCCGACTGCGCCAACGCCACCAATGTGATTGAGTTCGATTTCGGGGCCAAATGGGCTGAGTCGATAGGCCAGGCCTTGCACTACGGCGTTCAGTCCGGGAAGCGCCCCGGCATCGTGCTGATATTGGAGAAGCCGAGCGGAGTGCGCTACCTACGCCGTGTGCTGCGCGCCAGGAAAGAGTATTACCTTCCGCTGGATGTATGGGCGCTGGACAAGGACGGCCAGGAGCTGCCCCTGCCCAAGATTCGCCGTTAAACACAACCCCAGACCTCCACTAGCCTTTCACTCTGTCGCGCCTCTGCGCGCGGTCCTAATTGTTCCCATCGTTTCCACTACCTCCTACGGTTTGCACACGTGCTAGGGCAATCTGCGGCCTTGATGCATCGAGAGTTCCCCCTCTTGATCAACCGCGCGTCAGCCGGGGCGGTCCCGGTCGGCGCGCGGCCAGGGGCGGGCCCGGTGCAAGGAGGTCTGCATGATTCGTTTCAAGTCTGCTGTGGCGGCCCTGCGCGAGGCGTGGGCGCGGTTGCGCGCCCGCCTGGAGATCCTGGGGGCGGACATCCGCTGGCTCTGGGCCGAGGCGTGCTCGGACGCCCGCGCTGCGGCCTCGGCCTTGCGCGCCGACGCCGGGCGCTGCGCAACCTGGCTGCGCCGACGCGGCCCGCGCCTTGGTGTGCCCACCGTGCTGGCCAACGCCATGCTGCTCATCGTCTGGCTCTGCGCGCCGCACCAGGTGCTGCTGATCCCGTACAAGCTCGGGGCGGTCTTCCTCGCAGGCTGGAACGGCTACTGGTTCCACCGCACCGTGGTCCCCTACTTCCAGCCGAGCAGCCTGCTGAAAAAGCCGTGGCGTGACGACCTCGGCTTCAAGGAAGGCAAGTCGGACTTCGAGCTGGTCGAGGGCATGGAGCGGCTGTTCATCCACGCGACCTGGCAGCGCGCGGCCTATACGCTGGTGCCCATGTTGGCCGTAGCCTGGGCGATGTAGGGGTCGGCCACCATGAGTGCCCGTCAGACAAACCCCGGCCTCGGCCTTGCCATCTTCGTGCTTGGAATGCTGCTGCTGGCCATCTTCGCCATGTACATGGACGCCCACGCCGAATCCATCCCCGCCGACATGCAGCGCCACCGCTCCGTGCTCATCCGCGCCGCGCGCCTTGAGTGGGGGCTCTCCGCTCCCGTGGCCGCGCTGGCCGCCCAGGTCCACACCGAGTCACGCGGCCGCGTGAACGCCCGCAGCCCCGTCGGCGCACAGGGGGTGGCGCAGTTCATGCCCGCAACCACCAGGTGGTTCGGTGGGCTGCGGCCTGACCTGGGCCGCGCCGACGCCTGGAACCCCGGCTGGGCGCTGCGCGCGCTGGCCGCCTACGACCGCTGGCTGTACGAGCGCGTGCGCGCCAATACGGCCTGCGACCGCATGGCCAAGGCCCAGGCCAGCTACAACTCGGGCCTTGGCTGGACCTACAAGGACGAGGCCCTGGCCTCAAAGGTGGGCCTTGACCCCGGCCTGTGGGAGAGCCTGGCCGCCGTCAACGCCGGGCGCAGCCGCGAAGCCAAGCACGAAACCAACATCTACGTCGAGCGCATCCGCGCCCTGGAGCCCCTGTACAACCGGGCCAACTGGGGGCCGGGCTGCGCCGGGCTGGAGGGGCGTCCATGAACCTCGCCTCGCTCCTCGACACCACGTCCACCGCGCGCAAGGTCGCCCTGAGCCTGGGCGTGGCGCTCGCGGTACTCGTGCTCTGCCTGGCCTGCGCCTGGGGCGGCTACCGTCACGGCCACTCCACGGCCAAGGACAAAGGCGACGCCCAGTACACCAGGCTGGTGGCCGCGCAGGTCAATGCCAACCGCCTGGCCAGCGACACGGCCCGGCGCATTGTGGACGCGGAGGTCATCCGCCGCGACAAGCTGGTCAAGGAGCTGGCCACGGCCCATGCCGCCATTGAGGCCGTGAGCCTCACAATCACGGACAGGAGGATTTCCGATGCGTCGCATTCTGTGGCCGCTGCTGACGGCCGTTGCACTTTTGGGGCTGAGTGGGTGGGGCTGTACAATGAATCCTGGGGCTTCGGCGACGGTGATCCAGCCGGTTCCGCCGCCGCCCCCGGCGCTGACGGCGAAGCCCGAGGCGTTCCAACCGCTCAGGGCCGGAGCCTTCCGGGGGGGCCGGTGACGCCAGAGGACATCCAGGCCGTCAACCGCCACAACGCCCGCGTCTGCCTCAACATCAAGGCCAGCTACCTGAAGCTCGTCACCTGGGCCGAGGGCCTGCCCAAAACCGCCAACGCCACGGAGGGTCAGTGAACCCCGAAATTGCCCAAATACTGCGCGTGCTGGGGATCATCGCGGGCATCCTCCAGCAGCTCGGGGTGCCCGGCCTTTTGCTGCTGCTGCTCGGTGGGCCTGCCGCCGTGCTCATCACCGTGCTGCTGCTCAACTACCTGGCGCAGCGCAAGCAGGAGCGCGTGCTCGAACTGTACCGGCAGGACATGGCCAAGGTGGTCGAGAAGTCGCGGCAGGAATCATCCAAGCAGCTGGAGGTCTACCGGGCGGACACGCAGGAGATCCTGCGCGAGCTTGGCGAAAATCAGAAGGAAACGGCCCAGTATTACAAGGATAACGTAGAATTGGTCAAAAACTACGAGCGGATGGCCAAGGACCTATCCGATCTTGTGGCCTCGAACACAAGGCTGCTGGAGCGGCTCACCGGGCTCATCACCAACAACATGTTCTGCCCGCTGGTGCGTGAACGCGCCCACGGCAGCAAAATCGTCGACTAGGAGGCACCATGAGCGAGAGGACACAGTACCTGGGCCAGCGGGCCGAATTGCGCCAGAAGCGCCTGCTGCTGGCCACCGAGGCGGATGCCCTGCGCAAGCAGCTGCGCTGCGCGCTGCCCCTGGACGAGGACCCGGCCGCCCTGGACGGCGAGGTGATCCTGGCGGCGGCCATTTCCTTCGGCCGCGTGCTGACCGATCTGCGCGCCCTGGACAAGCGCCTGGCCATCCTGGACCGCGAGCTGGGAGACGCCTGATGAAAGGACGCCGGGAACATGAGCCCTCGGTGGTCTGGCGCGCGCAGGAGCTGTACTGCGCGGACCGCCTGACCTTTGAGGCCGTGTCCCGCGCCACCGGCGTTGCCGTGTCCTCGCTCAAGCGCTGGGCCGAGAAGTTCGAGTGGCAGGCCAAGCGCGCGGCCATCGCCCAGGCCGAGGCGGACATCCGCGCGGACACGGTGCTTGCCCGCTCCAAGATGCTCAAGGAGCTCCTGAAGACCACAAATCCCATGGCCGCATTCGCGGTGACGAGCCTGGAAAGTCTGGCCATGAAGCAGGCCGAGGCCGCGCGCCGTGGCAGGCAACTTGAGAACGCCGGGTCCGCGCCCGGCAGCGTGGATTTCGCGGACGAGGCCGCCGTGGCCGAGGCCCTGCGCGAGGCCGTGCGCCGCAAGCTGGCGCGCCAGGTGCGCGACGGCGTTGACCTGGCCGGGGTGAAGGAGATCATGCAGGCCCTCGACCTCATCAAGACGCTGGAGCCCAAGGGCGCGGAGGGCGAGGCCAGCGGCCCCCGGCCGCTCTCGGCCGAAAACGCCGATACCCTGCGCAAGCTGCTCACCGGCGAGGGCGCATGAACGGTCAGGTGTTGTTGCAGTACCAGGCCGCCTGGATCAAGGACCCGGCACAGCTCAAGGTGCATGAAAAGAGCCGCCGGGTGGGCATCACCTGGGCTGAGGCTGCGGACGATGTGCTCCTGGCCGCCACCGAGGGCCGCGCGGGTATGGACGTGCTCTACATCTCCTTCAACCAGGACATGACCCGCGAATACATCGACGCCTGCGCGGACTGGGCCAGGAAGTACAACAAGGCAGCCAGCGAGGTGGGCGAGTTCGTGCTGAAGGGCAAGCGCGACGAGGAGATCAAGGCCTACCGCATCGATTTCCCCTCGCGTCACAAGGTCGTCGCCCTTTCGAGCAACCCCTCGAACCTGCGCGGCAAGCAGGGACGGGTTGTCATTGATGAGGCGGCCTTCGTGGACGACCTGGAGGAGCTGCTCAAGGCGGCCATCGCCCTCACCATGTGGGGCGGCCAGGTGGTGGTCATCAGCACGCACAACGGCGTGGACAACGAGTTCAACCGGCTGTGCGAAGACATCCGCTCCGGACGGCGCAAGGGCAGTCTGCACCGCACCACGCTGGACGACGCCATAGCCCAGGGCCTCGTGCGGCGCATCTTCAGCGTCATGGGCAAGCCCTGGACCCCGGAAGCCGAGGCCGCCTGGCGGCAGGATCTGTACGACACGTACAAGGACACGGCCGACGAGGAGCTGGACTGCATCCCCTCCAAGGGCAGCGGGGCCTACCTGCCCGTGAGCATTATCGAGGCCTGCATGGAGCCGGGTATTCCGGTGCTGCGCTGGGCCCCGCCCCAGGCCGGATTCGTGGATCTGCCCGACGAGACCCGGCACCGCGAGATGCGCGACTGGCTGGAGGAGCATGTCACGCCCGTCCTGGACCGGCTTCCGCGCGACCTGGCCACGTATATCGGCGAGGACTTCGCCCGCGTGGCCGATCTCACCGTATTCTGGCCTCTGCTCCGGCAGGATGCGCTGCGCCTGGACACCCCGCTGGTGCTGGAGCTGCGCGACTGTCCCTTCCGCCAGCAGGAGCAGGCGCTGTTCCATCTGTGCGACCGGCTGCCCAGGCTGTGCGGCCTGGCGCTCGACGCCGGCGGCAACGGCATGTTCCTGGCCGAGTTCGCGCGGCAGCGCTACGGCGCTGGCATGGTCGAGGAAATCAAGCTTTCCGAGTCCTGGTACCGCGAGCACATGCCCAGGCTCAAGGCCGGGCTGGAGGACCGAGGTTTGACGATCCCGAAGGACGCCTCGGTGCGCGATGACCTGCGCCTGATCCGCCTGATCCGGGGCGTGCCGCGCATCCCGGACGTGCGCACGGCGGACAAGGGCGCGCCGGGGAAGGGGGCCAGGCGCCACGGCGACGGCGCGGTGGCCCTGGCCTTGGCGCTGTATGCCGCAGCCACTCTGGACGCGGGCGGCCCCTTTGAGGTGCTCTCCAGCGGCAGCCAGGCGACCAACATCATCAGGGGGTTCCGCGATGGCGGCAGGTTTGTGGATTTCTGAGGACAAGTACCTGGACTTCAGCGACACGCAGGGCCTGCTGGGCGAGATCGCCACGCGCGACGCCGCCGGGCTGGCCAGCCTGGGCCTGGGCTGGCTGGGCGTGCTGCCCGACCCAGACCCGGTGCTGCGCAAGAGCGGCGACGACGCCCGCGTGCTGGAGGCGCTCAGCGCCGACTACAAGGTCGCGGCCAGCATGCAGAGCCGCAAGCTCAAGACGCTTTTGTGCGGCGACTACGGCTACGCGCCCGGCGCGCTGTCGGGCCAGGAGCCCACGCCCGAGGCGCAAGGCATGGCCCAGGCCCTCAGCCGCGACCTGGAGCGCGTGGACCTGTACAACTGCATCGCGCAGATACTGGACGCGCCGTACTTCGGATTCACCCCGGTGGAGATTCTCTGGCGGGCCGAGGGCGGTCGCCTGCGCGTGGCCGACCTTTGCCCCCGGCCGCGGGAGTGGTTCGCCTTCGGCGACAGGAACGAGCTGCTCTTCGTGGGTGAGCGCGGCGTGCCGGAGCCCGTGCCGCAGCACAAGTTCATCCTGGCCCGCCACTTCCCCACCTACGCCAACCCCTACGGCCTGCGCCTGCTCTCGCGCTGCCTGTGGCCCGTGACCTTCAAGCGCGCGGGCATCGAATTTTTGATGCGCTTCGCCGAGCGTTTCGGCCAGCCCTGGGTGATCGGCGAGGCCCGGCCGAACGCGCAGCGCCCGGAGCGGCAGGAGATGCTCGACGGCCTGCGCAACATGGTGCGCGAGGCCGTGGCCGTTGTCTCGGGCGGCAGCAAGGTCCAGATCGTGGAGTCCTCGGGCAAGGGCGAGCTGCAAGGCAAGATCGTCACCATGTGGGACGAGGCCATTGCCATCCTGCTGGAGGGCCAGACCCTCACCAGCCAGGTGGGCGAGCACGGCTCCTACGCCGCGTCCAACACCCACTACCAGGTGAGCCAGGACTTCGCGGACGCGGACAAGGTGCTGGTGCGCACCTTCTTCGCCGACCTGGCCTGGACCTATGGCCAGGTCAACGGCTCCCCGGCGCTGACGCCGGTGTGGGACTACGCGGACCCCGAGGACCTGGCGGCCAAGGCCGATCTGGGGGGCAAGCTCCACACCCAGGGCGTGCGCTTCACGGCGGTCTATTACGAGCGGCACTTCAGCCTGGCCAAGGACGAGTTCACCGTGGCCCCGCCTGCGGTTTCCGCAGTCGACGGCGGCGGGCAGTTCGCGGAAACCGGCCGGGAACCGGCCGACCGGCCCCCGCAGGGCCAGGCCCGCGTGGAGGCGCTGGTGGCCGGGGCCCTGCCCGCAGGCACGGCGGCCGTGGGCAGCCTGGTGGAGACGGTTCTCAAGATGGTTGCAAAGGCCGAAACGCCCGAGGATCTGCAGATGCTCCTGGCCGAGGCCATGCCCGAGCTCGACGCCCCAGGCCTGGAAGGCTTGCTTGAGGCGGCGCTCTTCGCGGCGGACATGACCGGCCGCTTCACCGTGCGCCGGGACGAGGACTAGCCCATGCCCGGCGCCGCCAGCCTGGACGCCGACAAGCCCGAGGCCCTGGCCCTGCCTCCGGCCGAGGCCCTGGCCCTGCCTCCGGCCGAGGCCCTGGCCCTGCCTCCGGCCGAGGCCCTGGCCTACTGGAAGAGCCGGGTGCCCATGACCAAGGCCGAGTACGAGGCCGCGAGCGCGGAAGCGAAGAAACGCGCCGTCTATGTGGGCGGCCTGGCCAAGGCGGACCTGGTGCGCGACGTATTCGAGTCCATGCACCAGAGCCTGGCCGAGGGGACCACCTTCGAGGCCTGGAAGCGGGACATCGGTCCGAAGCTGCAAAAGGCCGGCTGGACCGGGGCCACGCCCTACCGGCTGGAGACCATCTACCGCACCAACGTCCAGAGCGCTTACATGGCCGGGCGTTACGCCCAGATGCGGCGCGCGGTGCGCTTACGCCCCTACTGGCAGTATTCGGCCGTGGCCGACGGCCGCACGCGGCCTGCGCACCTCGCCCTGAACGGCAAGGTCTACCCGGCCGACCATAGCTTTTGGAACAGCTGGTACCCGCCCAACGGCTTCCGCTGCCGCTGCACGGTCAAGAGCTTGTCCGAGCGCCAGGTGCGCGCGCGCGGCCTGGAGGTCGAGACAGAGATCCCCGACCACATGGACGAGGCCGCCCACGGCGTGCCGGGTCTGGGCTCGGTGGCCCTGATGCCGGACAAGGGCTTTGAGGGCAACGTGGGCAAGGACTTCTTCGCGACGCTTGCACCCACGCCCGCGCCGCCTGCCGCCGCGCTGCAAGAGGCCCCAAAGCTGCTCTGTCCGGGCAAGCATTTTGCCGAGGGGCCGTCCTGCTGGATCGCCGCGCGCGACATCCCGGCCAGGAACATCCTGCCCGTGGCCAAGGGCGACCTGCTCCCCGCCGGCCTGAGCCAGGTGGAGTACCTCAAGGCCTTCCTAGGCGAGTTCGGCGTGCCCTTCGGCGGGAGCAAGGCCATCCGCCTGCCCCACGTGGAGCACCCGCTGGTGATCAACGACAGGCTGTTCCTGGACAAGGGCAGCGGCACGTACAAGGTGGCCAAGGAAGGGCGCGAGCTCTACATGCGCCTGCTGGCCCGCACCATCCTGAACCCCTACGAGATATGGCAGTACCCGGCGCGGGTGGGCGAGCGCCTGGTGCAGACGCTGAACCTGGTCCGGCTGTTCGCCGGGGAGGACGGGAAGGTCGGCGGATTCGCGGTGTTCCGCCTGTATGGCGGTCGCATGTGGAGTGGCAGCACGGTATTTCCGCCCAAGGTGCGGGAGCGCGAGCAGGACCTGCTGCGCTACCTGGACGCGCAAAGGCGCAAGGCCCTGGACGCGGCCGGGCCTGCGGCGCTGCTGTACCGGGAGCCGTGATGCCCGGAGCGCTGGTGTTAATCCTCGTCGCGGATCTTGGCGCAGCACTGGCATTCATCAACCGCGTGGTATTCCTCCACCGCTTCCTTGATGAAGTCCGTCATCTCGCGGCGCGAATCAAACGCGCCTTCGACGTCGCCTTGCGAGAACAGGAAGTTGCCCAGCTTGTAGGCTTCCTCGATATCCGCGCCGCCGTCGTAGTAGGTGCCGGGGTGGAACTCGCACTCCTCAATGACCCCAGCCTGGATCGCAATGGCGAGCGCATCATCCCGTTTGCGTTCCTGTTCTTCCATATGCCGTTTGCTTTGTCCCATGAGAGTCCCCCCTCGTTTTTGCAGGCAGGATAAATAGAAAAGCCCAGCTGTCGCGGGCCGGGCTGGGCTTGGCGGCACCCTTGCTTCGACCCCCGCCCGCGCGGGGCTCAGGGTACGCCACCAGGATTAAATATAGCTCCCCCCGTCCTTCTCGTCAAGCTTCCCTCCAAATCACCCCCATATATCCCATCCGATCCTGTATTCCCGGCACTCCGCGAGGCAGTCTCGCCCCATGAACTGGATCGAGGTCTTCAAGACCGGCACGCACACCGACGCCTCGGGCACAGAGCGCATGTTCACGGCCCAGGACCTGGACCGCATGGTGACCACCCTGGACCCCAAGCTCCACGAGCCGCCCCTGGTGCTCGGACATCCGCGAACCGACGCCCCGGCCTACGGCTGGGTCAGCGGCCTTAAGCGCGAGGGCGGGCTGCTGCTGGCCAGTTTCAAGGAGGTGCCCAAGACGATCCAGGAGTGGGTTCAGGCGGGCCGCTACAAGAAGCGCAGCATCAGCCTGTACCCCGACGGACGGCTCCGCCACGTCGGCCTGCTGGGGGCCATGCCCCCGGCGGTGCAGGGGCTGGCGGACTTCCCCGCCTTCGCCAACGGGGCGGCGGATGGGGAGGGCGAATACTACAGCGAGGACGTGGAGGTCGACGACATGGACAAGGTCAAGGAACTGGAAACCAAGCTGGCTGCGGCCGAGGCCGAGCTGCAGCGCCTGCGCGCGGCCAGCGGCGACGACGCGGCCAAGGCCAAGGACGCCGAGATAGCCCAGCTCAAGCAGGAGCTGGACAAGCTCAAGGCGGACCAGACGGCCAAGGACGCCGAGTTCGCCGAAGCGAAGACCAAGGCCCGGCGCAAGGAGCTGGAGGGCAAGGTGGACGCCCTGGTGCAGGCGGGCAAGGCCCTGCCGGCGCAAAAGGCGTCGCTCGTGGCCTTTGCCGAGCGCCTGGACGGCGGCGGCGAGCTGGAGTTCAGCGAGGGTGCGGGCAAGAAGCCGCTGGTCCAGCATTTCTTTGAGTTCATGGACGCCCAGCCCGGCAACGGCCTGGGCCGCGACTTTTCGGACTCGGCGCAGTCAGGCGGCCAAAGGGCCGAGGTCGTGGACTACGGCAAGATCCGCAACAAGGTCTAGGAGGAGCACATGAGTAATGCCAAGATCGGCACCCTGATCATCATCGAGGAGTCGGCGCGCGGCCAGTGCCACCCGCCCGTGATCCTGACGCTGGCCATCAAGCCCGACCAGGGCGTGCTGCCCTCCGGGCTGCTGCTTGAGGACAGCGCCAGCGGCCTGGTTCCCTGGGACCCCGATCCCCCGGCTGTGGGCGACCCCCCGGTCGAGGCCGAGCCCCTGGCCGTGGTCGGAGTCCTCGACCTGGCCTGCGACACCGCCACCCAGGATTCCGGCCTGGTCATCGTGCACGGTTCGGCGAAGCGGCCGAGCCTCAAGGTCGGCGCCACGGCCCAGACCGCGCCCGACGAAACCGCCCTGGCGGCCCTCATCGCCGTCGGCATCTACCCCGAATAGGAGCGACCCATGGATCTCAGGAGCGTTTTCTCTTTCCAGGCCCAGGTCCGGCGGCTCACGAGCCTGCCGGAACTGTCCACCGTGGTCATGGACGAGGTGTTCAAGGACCGCCCCCAGCACGCCTTCGCGGTGGTGAACGCCCAGGACATCAAGCGCCGGGTGCGCACCATGCCGGTGATCCGGCGCGGCGCGCCCTCCCTGGCCATGCCCACCGAAAGTCAGTCCATCTCGGCCTACGAGCCCCTGCCCATCTCCCTCAACGACACCGTGACGCCCACCGAGGTCAACAACCTCAAGCTCATGGGTGAGCAGGGGGTGGAGGCCTGGGCGACGCAGAAGACGGACAATCTGCGCCGCACCATCCGCCAGACCACCGAGGGCATCGCGGCCCAGGCCTTGAACGGCAGCATCGCCTGGCCCATCCAGATTTCCGGCGGCGGCCAGGACATCTACAGCGTGGAATGGGGCTCCCCCGTGAGCGTCACCGCCACCAAAAAGTGGGACGCCACCGGCGCGGGCCTGACCGACGTGATCAAGACCGTGAACGCCCTGCGCAAGGCCCTGCGGCGCAAGGGGTTCGGCGGCGGCGCCATCAAGTACTGGGCGGGCGAGGACGCCTTCGACGCCCTGCTGCGCCTGGCCGAGGCCTACGAGGGCAACTCCATCCGCGTGGAGATTAAGGACGGCGCCCTGATCGTGGGCGCGGCCGAGATCGTCATGCGGGCCGAGGAATACCCTGATCCGGTCACCCTGAACCAGTGGAACGCTGTGCAACCGAGCACTCAGCTCCGGGCCATCGACCCGGCGGGCGGGCACGTCATGCCCTACTGCGCCCTGGACGACTTCGACGCCAAGCTGGCCCCCCTGCCGCTGTTCCTCAAACCCATCAAGCAGGACGACCCCAGCGGCTACAAGCTGGTGGCCATGAGCAAGCCCTTCCCGGTGCCGAGCATGGACGCCATCAGCGTCTGCACCGTGGTGGGCTAGCAGCGACCAGACAACCCCGTGCGCGGGCCGACCCCCGCGCACGAGGTTTGAACTAGGCAAAAACCAGGTCGAAACCAGGTCGAAACAGGTTCAAAAGATAGAGGCGCATCCCCATGTCCGGCTATTGCACCGCAGACGACCTCTCCGGCCACGTGCTCCAGGCCTATCTGGACAAGCTGGAGGCGCTCAAGCCCGGCCTCATCGCCCGGCACATCGCGGGCGTGACGCAGGAGATCGACGACCGCCTGCGCAAGCGCTTTGTGGTGCCGCTCATCACCGTGCCCGCGACCATCAGGCGCATCACGGCGGTGCTGGCCGCCTATCGCGTGGTCGGGGCCATCACCTCGGTCATGCGCACCGAGGCGGACAGGGAGAATTCCTGGCTGCCCCTGCAAACACTGCACAAGCAGGCGCTCAAGGAACTGGACGCCATCACCGCGGGCGATCTGGATCTCGGCCTGGAGCTGATCGGGGCCAAGCCGGCGGACCAGGACTGCGGGCTCACCGCAACCTCGGCCCATGCGCTGTTTCCCGAGGGCTTCTGGCGGGGGAGATTCTAGCCGTGGCTGGTGCGTCCTTCACCATGGACATGGGACAGCTCTTCGCGGCCCTGGACAGCGGCCTGCGCCGCATGGGCGGCACGGACGAGCTGACCTCGTCCATCGGCGAGTATCTGGTCAGCTCAACCCTGGAGCGCTTCGAGGCGGGCAAGGACCCGGACGGGCGCACGTGGACGCCTTCGGCTCGGGCCTGGACGCAAGGCCTCAAGGGTCGGCGTTCCAGGGGCTTTGGCCGGACCCTTGTGGACAAGGGCCGCCTGCGCGGCTCCATCGTGTACGAGGCCACGCCCCAGCGCGTGGTGGTAGGCACGAACGTGGTCTACGCGGCCATCCACCAGTTCGGCGGCATGGCCGGCCGGGGCCGCAAGGTGCGCATCCCCGCGCGGCCGTACATCGGCATCAACGAGGACGACGTCAAGGAGATCCGGGGCATGGCCACGGACTTCGTGGCCTCGGGCTTCAAGGCCTAGGCGGGCAAGATGAGATCAGTGGCGCTTGAAGTCATCCGCGCGGCGGCAATGTCCTGCGGCCTGCCCCTGGAGAAGGTGGTGGAGCGCACCGAGGACGCGGCGGCGGAAGACGTGCTCCTGGGCAGGCCCAGGCTGGAGTTGACCTGGATGCCCGTGGAGTTTCAGCGGCTGCGCCGCCGCCTGGCCCGCATCAACAGCGGCAGCTCCACTCACGGCAGGATGCGCTGGGCTGTATACGCCGTGACCTTGCCGGTGCGTTGCGAGATTTTGGCCGAGGACGAGGCCTGGATCGAGGATTTCTGCCGCCGCTTCCCTCTGGCCCTGCCAGGCCAGCTGGCCGACCCGGACAGCAACGCCGTGCGGGTCACGGCGCGCCGGGCCGAGCGCGGCGGCTACAGCTACGGCAGCGTGCAGCTGGAGCGCAAGCTGTCGAACGCCCTGTACGTGGATTTCTCGGGGTTCACCTGCGAGGACCGGGACACCCCGTGGATCAGAAGTGTGACGTTCAACCCCAACTACGAGGTGTTGCATGGCTAAGAAGAGCGACAACAGCGTCGGCGCGGCCGATGCCCCGGTCGATGTTCCGGACGTCTCCCAGACCGACATCCCCTCCGATGCCCCGGACATCCCGGCTGGCCAGGAAGGGACGGAGGAGAGAACCCTGCATGAAGGCGAAGGCGTGGTGGTCCAGGAGGCGGCCCCGGCCGATCTCCATGACGTGAACGAGCTGATCCGGGAGCGGGGTCTGCCTGCCTGGCAGGGCGCGGCCCTGTGCCGGTATGCGGGCTGGGCTCCGGGCAAGGCCGTCAGCGCGGTCGAGTTCGAGGCGGCCCTGTCCGGCCTCGCCAACCGACCCATGGGCGGCGGGAGGTAGGTCATGGCCCAGAAGAACGATGTGTACGAATTCCTCGTGGACGGTCAGAGCGGGCTGATCCCCGGCGACGTGTCGGGGTCGGCGCTGTTCGTGGGCTGCTGTTCCCGGGGCGAGGCGGGCAAGAGCTACCGCCTGGGCGCGCAAAGCGACGTGCGGGCTGTGCTCGGCGCGGGTCCCCTGGTGGACTGCGTGGAGGACGCCCTAGCCATGGCCGGGCAGAACGCCGTGCTGGTGGCCGTGCCCGTGACGGGCAGCGACGGCGGCTACATCTCCGGCGTGACGCGCACGGGCCTCGGCCCGGAAGCCTTGGCCTCTGGCGTGCCCGGCGGCAACGCCGACGCCGTGGTGCAGATCGTGGCCGCCGGACTGCCCGGCGTGGCCACGGCCAAGCTCTCCCTGGACGGCGGGGCGACCTTTGCCGCGCCTGCGGTGGTGCCGGTCAATGGCCAGGTGGCCGTCGCGGGCAGCGGCGTGACCCTTGTCGTTCCGGCGGACGAGGAGCTGCAGGCAGGAACGCGCTACAGCGTCACCGTGCGCACGGCCGTGGGGCCGGTGAGCCAGGTGGGCGCCGGTCCTGCCGTCACCGTGGCCGCGCCCAGCGGCGTCAAGGCCGGGGCGCAGGTGGTGCTGCGGATCACCCGCGCGGGCACGATCAACGAGGGCCAGTATGAGCTGTCCCTGGACGGCGGCGACCTCTATGCCGCGGCGCGCACCCTGCCTCTTTCGGCCCAGATCGCCGTGGGCAACACCGGCGTGGTCATCACCCTGGACGACGAGGAGTCCTACGCGCTTGGCTCCGTGTACTCCTTCAACCTGCTGCCCCCGGTGCCCACCATCGGCGCGGTCATGGAGGCCCTGGAGCTGCCCCTGTCCCGCCTGGACCCGGAGTTCATCCACGTGTGCGGCCCCACGGACGCCGTGGACTGGGCCGCCCTGTCCATGCTGGCCCAGCAGCAGTTCAATGGCCACCGGCCCGTCTTCGTCACCTGCGAGGCGAGGCTGCCTTACGACGGCGAGGACCTCGACGCCTGGGCCGACTGGCTGCTGGATCAGCGCGCCCAGGGCGCGGCCCCCTTCGTCGCCGTGTGCGTGGCCTACGGCGAGGTTCTGGGCCGCAGCGCCGACCGGCGCGAACGCAACGCGGGCGGCCTGCTGGCCGGGCGCATCATGGCCGTGCCGGTCATGCGCCACATAGGCCGCGTGCTCTCCGGCGCGGTGACTCCGCTCAACCTTCCCGCCGCCTGGTCAGATGCTGTGCAGGTGGGCCTTCAGGGGGCCGGGTTCCTCACGCCCACCACCTATGTGGGCCTGGATGGCGTGTACTTCGGCGACGACAAGGTCCTGGCCGAGGACATCAGCGACTACCAGTTCCTGACCGTGGTGCGCGTGGTGTTCAAGGCTCTGCGGCTGATGCGCATCCAGGCGCTCAAGAGCGTGTTCGACGAAGCCGGCGACCCTATCCTGGAGGGCAAGGCCGTTGGCCTGAACTTCCTGGCCCGCAACCTGGAGGCGGCAGTGGACACCATGACGACGGCCATTCCCCAGGAGCTTGCCGCGGCCGTGGTGAACATCCCCGGCGGTCAGGACATCGTCAACAACGGCGTGGCCGTGGAGATCACCCTCATCGGCATTCCGATCATCAAAAAGATCAGCCTGCACACGCGCTACGTCTATGCTGGCGGCACCTTCGACCCGCGCGTGGAATAAGGAGCGGACATGAACGACAAGGTTACGGTCAACGGCGTTTTGTACGATTGGGAGTGCCTCACCGTGGTGGGGCCCCAGGGCACGTTCATCGGCATCACCGAGATCAGCTGGAAGAGCAAGCAGGAGAAGGAGAACCGCTACGGCAAGGGCGGCGCGCCGCGTGGCGTGGGGCGCAAGAACTACGAGCCCGAAGGCAGCATCACCCTGGACCCGGACGAGTTCGACCGATTGAGCTCGGCCCTGGGCGGCTCGGTCTACCGCAAGTCCTTCGTGCTGGAGATCAATCTGGCCCCGCTGGACGCGCCCAGCTCGGCGATCACGCTCAAGGGCGTCATGGTCAACGACATCGACCAGTCGGCCAAGCAGGGCGAGTCCAAGATCGAGATCAAGTGCTCCTTGCGCGTGGGCATGATCCTGCGCGACGGCGTGGCCGAGTACGAGTAACCCCCAAGAGAACCAGGCGGGCCAAGGCCCGGAGGAGACCACATGGACCAGAAAGACCACATCGAGAACGACGGCAAGAAGTACTACCCCTACACCGCCGAGTTCTCCAACGAGGAGGGCGAGCAGCGCTTCAGCTTCCGCTTCCGGCGTCCGGCGCGCACGCACCTGGTGCAGATCGCCAAGGCCGGCCAGGTCAAGACCTACGACGTCACCGGCGAGGTGCTCGTGCAGTTGGTGCTGCCCGAGGAAGCCCCCCAGCTGCGCAAGACCCTGGATGAGTGGCCCGCGCTGGTCCCGGCCTTTGCCGACGAGATCTTCAAGCGCTCGGGCATGGGCAGCGTCTTCTCGGGAAAGTAGCCGAGGCCAGGGCGGAATGGGAGCGCAATCCCGCCCTGGCCTGCTCCGACCTGGTCAGCCTGTGGCTCGGCGTCCCCCCCAGTGAGGACATCGAGGAGTTCGCGGACCAGGCGGCCCGCGCCCTGGCCTTGGAGGAGCGCACGCTGAAGCAGCTGGCCGGGCACCTGGGCCAGGCCATGGCCAAACTGATCGGGAGTAAATGATGTTCAGCGTCTCGGCCATGTTCAATCTGGTGGACAACCTCTCCGGCCCCTTGCGCCGCATCCGCGCGGGCCTCAAGGACGCCAACAGCGGGACGGGCGGCCTGTCCTCGCGCATGGGCCAGCTGGCCTCCGCCCTGTTGCCGGTGATCGCCGCGCTGACGGTGATCACCGGCACGCTGGGGCTCGCGGTTACAAAGGCGGTGGCCTTCGAGGGGGCCATGGCCGACGTGGCCAAGGTCGTCAACTTCGACTCGCCCAAAGAACTCCAGGACATGAGCGACACGGTCCTGGAGCTGTCCGGACGCATCCCCATGGCCGCCGACGGCCTGGCGGCGATCATGGCCGCCGCAGGCCAGAGCGGCGTGGCCAAGGCCGATCTGGTGGAGTTTGCGGAGCAGGCCGCGAAGATGGGCGTGGCCTTCGGCATGAGCGGGGACCAGTCCGGCAAGATGATGTCGGACTGGCGCGCAGGCATGGGCCTCACCCTGGAGCGGACCTACGCCCTGGCTGACGCCATCAACCACCTCTCGAACAACATGAACGCGGCCGCCCCGGCCCTGGGCGAGGTGCTGCAACGCACCGGCCCCCTGGCCCTGCAGACGGGCCTGGCGGAAACCCAGGTGGCCGCCCTGGGCGCGGCCTTCCTTTCCGCCGGCGCTGGCCCGGAGATCGCCTCCACCGCCCTCTCCAAATTCGTTTCGACCATGGTCAAGGGCTCGGCCATGTCCAAGGACCAGGCCGCCGCCTTCAAGTCCCTGGGCATGTCCTCCACGCAAATGGCCAAGGACATGCAACGTGATGCCCAGGGCACCATTTTTCAGGTGCTGGAGGCGCTCTCGCAAAAGCCCAAGGAGCTGCGGGTCAGCCTGCTCACCGAGATGTTCGGCGAGGAGAGCATCAAGGCCATCGCGCCGCTGCTCGGCAACATGGACAACCTGCGCAAGGCCTTCGACCTCACGGGCAACTCCACTAACTACGCCGCGTCCATGCAGGGCGAGTTCGACACGCGCGCGAAGACGGCGGGGAACACCCTCACGCTGTTCTGGAACAAGGTCAGCGCCCTGGCCATCACCGTGGGGCAGATATTCCTGCCGGCCATCTCCTGGGGCGCTCGCGCCGTGGGCGCGTTGGCCGACGGTTTGCGGGCCTTGAGCCAGACCACCGTGGGCTCGTGGCTTGTGGGCCTGGTGGGCGCCCTGGTAGCCGTGGCCGCCGCGCTTGCGGCGGGAGCGGCCGGGGCCTGGGCGTTTGGCGCGGCGCTGCCCGCGCTCACGGCCATGCTCAGCCCGCTCCTTGGCGCGATTGCGGCCCTGGGAGCACCCGTCTGGATCGTCATTGGTGCGGTGGCCGCGCTGTATCTCGCTTGGCGCAGCAATTTCGGCGGCATGGCCGATGCGCTCGCGGGCGTCTGGAATCGCATCCGCCTGGTTTGGGACGGCCTGCGCGCGGTGTTCACGAGCCTCACCGGGGGCGTGGGCGAGATCAAGGGCGAGCTGGCGGAGCGCATCGAGGCCGCAGGCCTGGTGGGGCTCGTGACCACCATCGGCCGCGTGATCTTCCGCGTACAGGCGTTTTTCGGCGGGCTCGCCGACGGGGCATCCGCAGCCGGGGGAGTATTCAGCGCGGCTTTTGTCCCGGTGGTGACGACCCTGGGCAGGGTGTTCGGCGTGCTCGGAGACATCCTCGGCAGGGTGCTGGGCCTGTTCGGCGTCGCCGGGGCAAAGACCGGCGTCTCCTCTTGGCGGGGCCTGGGCACGGTCGTCGGCGGCCTGCTGGTCAAGTCCTTGGAGCTGTTCGGCAAGGCCCTGCAGCTGGCGCTCGTCCCGCTTGAGGTGCTGTCCATCATGGTGGAGTGGCTGGTGGGGCTGTTCACCGGCGCGGGCCCCACGGCCAGCCAGGCGGGCGAGGAGATCCTGGGGGTCTTCAACCGGGTCTTCACGGCCATCACCGGCATCAACCTTTTCGAGTCCGGGGCCAAGCTCATCCGCACCTTCCTGGACGGCATCACCTCCGGGGTCCAGGCCCTGGTGGACGGCGTGAGCGGCGTATTCAACCAGGTGCGCCAGCTCCTGCCGTTCTCCGATGCCAAGGCCGGGCCGTTCTCACAGCTCACGGCCTCGGGCTCGGCCATCCTGGATACCCTGGGCCGCGGCGTGGCCGCCGCCCAGCCAGGCTTCGCGGCCTCATTGACCAGCGCCCTCGGCTCGGCCAGCGAGGCCTTCTCCCCGGATGTGAACCTGGGGATGGAGGCCATGACTTCCCCGCAGGAGCCGTCAAAGGCCGATTCCCCCCGCCAGAGCGGCGGGGCGCGTGGCGAGGGCCGCATCGTCATCCAGACCCTGAACCTGACCCTGCCCGGCGTGCAGGACGCGCAGGGCCTGGCCGACGGCCTGGCCCGGCTGGTGGAGCAGTACGATGTCAGTTGATGGCATTCTCAGCTTTGATGACGGACGCGTGGTCATCGCCGACACGGAGCTGCCCGGCCTGCTCGTGCGCCTGAACGTGGACGGCGAGGTGCGCTTCGACGAGGCCAAGGCCGACGGGCACTCGGGCAAGAAGCGCACGCCCCTGGGCTGGGAGGACGCCGCCGTTACCCTGGACCTGGAGCTGCTCACGGACGAGGCCGGGAGCTGCTACGACAAGCTGACGGCCCTCGACCGGCTGTTCAAGGGGCGGGGAATACATGCCGCGCCCAAGGTCCTGGACGTGGTCAACCGCCACTTGCGCGCGCGGGGCGTGTCCCGCGTGGTGTTCTCGGGGCTCTCCTCGCGCGAGACCAACGAGACCGACGTGATCCTGGCCAGCTTGAAGTTCGCCGAGCACACGCCTCCAGTGGTCAAGGCCGAGGAGCGCGCGGTCAAGGCCGCGACCCCGGCCGACGGCTCCGCAGGCCCCGGCGGCCCGGCGGCCAACCCCAAGACCATCATGGTCGACCTGGAGAAGAACGGTGGCTGAAATCGACGGCATCCTGACGCGAGCGGTCATCACCGGCCGCGAGTACCTGCGCTTGCCCCGGTACTGGCTTTCCAGCGTGCGCCATGCCCCCCTGACCAGGGCCGGGCTGGTCCTGGCCGACCCGGCGGGCGAGGAGATCAGGCGCATCCGTGCGGGCGATGCGGCGAGCCTGGTGTTCGGCTACCGCAACGGAACCCCGGCAGCCTGGTCCGGCACGGTGGAGTGGGTGCGCCCAGGCACTGCGGACCAGACCGATATCGGCCTGGTGGGCCGCGAGAAGGGCTTCGGCACGCGCTTCATCCAGGCCTGGGTGGACGAGTCGCCCGAGGCCATCCTGCGCTGGGCGCTTGCACGAGCCGACATCGAGGCCGGTCGGCTGGACTCTCCCGGGGTGATCCTGCCGCGCTTTTCCGTGGCGGGCGAGACCCTCTGGGCTCTGGCCGAGAAGCTGGAGCTGTCCTGCCAGCGCGGCCACGGCATCGACGCCTCGGCCTGGTGCCTGTGGATGGACGCGCGCGGCCGGGCGCATTGGGGCGACTTCGACGATCCAGACCAGGCCACGGTCTACGTCGTGGCCACGGGTAACAACCTCATCAGCCACACCCCGGCCACCGACGAGGCCGGGCTCTCCGAAGTGGAGACCTGGCTTTTGCCTGGGCTTATGCACAGTCAGGCCTTTCGGCTTGTGGACACCCGCCGTGGCGTCAACGACCTGTTCCGGGCGCTCTCGGTGCGCCACGAGGGCGACGCCGGCCGGGCGCGCACCTTCATCCAATACGGGAGCGAGCATGGGCGGTACTAAGGATCTGCGCGCACTGCTCAAGCGGGTCATGGAGCTGGTGCAGCCCGACCTGCGCAAGTACTACCGCGTGCCGCGCAAGGGCCTGGTTGTGGCCAGCTACGCCTCGGACGGGGCCTGGTGCGCCGACGTGCAGCCTCTGCGCAACGACGAGTCGCCCGACATGGACGAGCCGGTGCTGCCCAAGCTTGAGCTGCCCGTGCTCTGGGGCGGGCCCAGCCGCGGCGTGGTCTGCCCGCCCAGGCCCGGCACGCGCTGCACCATCGGCTACTGGGACGGCGACCCGAGCTACCCCTACATCGCCGAGATCCGCTGGTCCGGCCAGGGCGCGCCCGAGTGCGGCCTGGAGGAGTTCATCATCCAACTGGAGCCCGGCGTGCACCTCAAGATCGACGCGGGCAAGCGCATCCTGGCCGTGACGAGCACCGACGGCCGTTGCGAGGCCGGGACGTCCTGGACCGTGCAGGCGCCGCTCATCGAACTCATCGGCAACATCGTGAGCCATGGCCCCGGAGGCGGGGCGGCCAGCACCACGGAGAGCAGCCATCGTGTGCAGTCTGGCAGCTACGTGCTCAACGGGCCGCTCACGGTCAACGGCCTGGTCACGGTCAACGGAGACTCCAGCGTGTCGGGCAACGCCCATGCAGGCAGCCGTAGCGGAGGCCCCATATGACCGCCGCCGCGCGCCTCATGGGGACGGACATTTTGGTCCGCCTGGACTCCGGCGACTTTCTCGGTGCGGCCGTGGCCGCCAACGGCGAACTGCTGCTCGTCACCGGCGCGGATGCCGCGCTGCAGCAGGTGGGGCTGCGCCTCTACACCATGCTCGGCGCGCTTTGGTACGACGTGGAGTACGGCAGCAGGGTGCTGCAGTGGATACGCGAGGAGTCCACGCCGCTTACCCGCCAGGCCCTGTGCCAGGAGGTGGAGTCCAGGGTGGGCGACGACCCCCACGTGGAGCCCGGCACGGCCGCCTGCGAGGTGCGGACCTGGGACGAATCGGGCGTGACCCTGCTTTTGTCCCTGGAACTCATCGGCGCGCCGCACCCCTATAACCTGATCCTTCGGCTCAAGCCCCTCGACGGCGAAGCGGCTGCCGTGGACGTGACCCTGGAGGTGGTGGCCAGTGGCGACCCCGACGATACCAGTCTCTAAAACCCTGGCGGAGTGCCGCGCGCTGGTCTTCGGCCACGTGGCCGAGGTGCAGGCGGAGTATGCGGCCAAGGGCTGGCTGCCCACCCTGCTGAACCTGAACGCAGGCGGCGTGGTCCGGGGGCTTTTGGAGATCTTCGCCTGGATTCTCTATGCCTTCTACCAGGTGCTGGCGCAGATCCTGCCCAACGCCTTCCCGTCCTCCTCCACCGGGGCCTGGCTCGACCTGCACAGCGGCCAGGTGGAGCTGACCCGCCGCGCAGCCACCAAGGCCCAGGGCCTTGTCTGGTTCTCTCGCGCCGCGCAAACCACCGGCAACGTGCGCATCCCGGTCGGCCGGGTGGTGCGCACCAAAGCCGATGCCAGGGGCGAAGTGTACCGCTACGTCACCCTGGCCGACGCCGTGCTGCTGGCGGGCGAGGAGCGCGTGGCCGTGCTTTGCGAGGCCGAGGAGTATGGCGCCGGGGCCAACGCCGTGGCCGGGCAGATCTGCGAGCTGTCCACCCACGTGCCGGGCATCGGGGCCGTAACCAATGACGCCGACTGGCTGGAAAGCGAAGGCGCGGACAAGGAGACCGACGCGCAGCTCCAGGAGCGCTACACCCTGGCCTGGCTTGAGGAGGCCGGGTGCACCAAGGCCGCGTACAAGGCATGGGCGCTCTCCGTGGCGGGCGTGGTGTCCGTGGCCGTGCTGGACCAGCATCCGCGTGGCGAGGGCACCGTGGACGTGGTGGTGCGCGGCAGCGCGGGCATCCCTACGGAGCATCTGCTGGAGCTCGTGCGCGCGGCCGTGGCCGCCAAGGCCCCGGTCAACGACCTTTGGGAGGTCAAGGCTCCACAGGAAGTGCCCGTGGCCCTGGAGCTGACCCTGGAGATAGTCTCCGGCACCACGGACCAGGCCGCCGCCCTGGGCGAGGCGCGGGTCCGCGCCCTTTTCGCGGGCTCAGGCGTGGAAGTGGAAGGGCTCGCGCCCTTCGGCATTGGCGAGGATTTCGTGCGCGACCGCGTGGTGGCCACGCTTATGGGGGGCGTGTCCGCCCTGGCCGGGCTCAAGCGCGTGGTCTGGACCTCGCCGGAGGCCGACCTGGTGGAGGTGCCCGAGGACGGCTTGGCCACCCTGCAGACCGTCAGCGTGACGGCCGAAACCGGAGGCCAGTGATGCCCGACTTCCCGTTGGCCAAGGCTCCGGCGGCATGGTTCTGGACCTGGGTGCGCGACGTGCTGCGCTGGCCGCTGATACGGCGGCCCGGCGTGCTGGCCTGCCTGGCCGAGGGCGTCTCGCGCGCAGCCGACGACGTGCTGCAGGACATCTACTGGCTGCGCGACCAGTTCAACCCGGCCACCTGCGAACCCGAGCACCTGGACCAGCACGGCGCGGCCCGCGGGCTCTCCCGCCATCCACGAGAGAGCACCGAACAGTGGCGGCGCAGGGTCTGCGCGGCCATGGCCTGGCACAAGCTGGCCGGGCGCGCCTCGGGCATTCCGCGCATCCTGGAGCACTATGGCTACTCGGGCGCGGTGATGGTCAACCTGGCCGCCGAGGGGCAGCCGGAGCGCTGGGCGCATTTCCGCTGCGAGTTCACGCCGGCCTCGCAGATGACCGAGACGGACTGGGACCTGGTCCGCTGGATATTGCAGGAGACCAAGCCCGCCAAAAGCGTGCTGGAGACTATGACCCTTGTGCTCTCGCCCCAGGCGGCCATGCGGCCGAGCATGATGCAGACCGTGGGCGAGGTCATCACCATACTGCCCTGGAGCCCGGACGCCGTGTCGCTGTCCTCGACGGTGCGTGCGGCCGCCGGACTCCAGGTGGTGGAGCGCGTCACCATCAGCCCTAACTGACGGAGGAGCAAATGGCACAGTATTACATGATCCTGACCACGGCTGGGCAGGCCGCCTATGCCCAGGCCGGTGCGGGCGGTTCCGTGAACATCGCCGCAGTGGCGGTGGGCGACGGCGGCGGTGCACCTGTACAGCCCGCCGAGTCCTGGATCGCGCTGGTGAACGAGGTCTGGCGTGGCGCGCCCACGCTGGTGCAGGTGCAGCCCGACAATAATCGGACGGTCCTGGTGGAGGCACACCTCCCGGCCAACGTTGGCGGATGGTATATCCGCGAGGTGGGCCTGATCTCCGATGCGGGCGTGCTGCTGGCCGTGGGCAACCACCCGGAGAGCTACAAGCCCACCCTGGCCGAGGGCGTTGGCAAGGAGGTGCAGGTCAATGCCCTCATCGAGCACGGCAACGCCGCCCAGACCGTGCTCAAGATCAACCCCGACATCGTCATGGCCTCGCGCACCTATGTCGTGCAGGCGGTGGCCACGCACGACGCCTCGCCCACTGCCCATGCCGGGCAGCTCACCGGGATGACCGAGCACATCGCCGATCTGGCCAACCCCCACCAAGCCACCGCGGCCCAGGTGGGAGCCGAACCGCTGGGCGCTGTGGCTGCTCACGATGGTGACGATGGTGCCCACCCGGACATCCGCGCGCTCATCGCCGGGATTGTGATCCCGACGGCCACCACTGCCGCCGCTGGCCTTTCGCGGCGGGCCACCGTGGCCGAGGCCGTGGCAGGTGAGGCAGCCGAGCCGCACGTCACGCCGGAAGGGCTGGCAGCGGCCCTTGAGGCAAATCCCGGCGGCGTCAGCATGTACGCCGCCTACACCATCAGCATGATCGGGAGGTAATCCATCATGGCAACCGAGACCCCGAAACCCGTCGGCAAAATCCTCGGCAACACCCTGGACGACATCTACACCTGCCCCGCTGGAAAGAAAGCCACCGTGCAGACCGCGCAGCTCTCCAACACCAGCACGACCACGGCCATAGCCGGGACCGTGGTCTGGTCGGACGCCAGCGCCGCCACGGAGTACACCATGCTGCCGGGCGTCAGCGTGCAGCCCAGCGCCGGGCAGAGCGCGCTCTCTGGCCCGATGTATCTCGATGAGGGCGACAAGATCAGGGCCATGGCCGGGGTGGCCGGGGCCGTGCACCTCATACTCGCCGTGGTTGAGGTCGGCTAGCCATGCGCAGCAATGGCGGCATGATTGGCCCGCAAAACATTGGGGCCAAAGGCATCTGGCGCGTGGACGACCAGCAGCGCGGCGGCGTGATCATGCCCGAGAGCGAGGCCGCAGCGGCCGGCAGCCCGGACACTTACGTGCTCGACATGACGGACGGGGCCGGGGCCAACGGCACAGGCGTCGGCGCGGGCCTCACCGGCGCGGACCTGGTCGCGACGCAGGTCAACAATGTAGCGGGCTACAACGGCTGGGGCCGGCCGTTCGTCAAAAGCGGCTACCCGCACATGACCATGACCCCCGAGGCGCTGGCCTCGCTGCTGACCGGCGCGGAATGTACGCTGCAGATCCATCTGCGCAACCTCCAGGCAGCCGTGGGCGGGCTGTGTTACATCGATACCTCCGCCGGGCCGCTGTACATCTTTAACGCTGGCCCGCGCGTGATCCAATGCGTCATCGGGTCGCTCACCATGGTCGTGCCGCTGGGGCCGGATACCTCGGAGTGCTGGCTGGCGCTGTGGTACAAGGCCAACATGGGCCACCTCGGATGGCGCTCGGGGCTTGCGCCGATCGGAGGCTGGTACGACATCCCCAGAGATCAGCGCGTGTGCCTGTACGGCGCCGGGATCACGGGCGCGACCGTCACCAAGGGCGAGGTGCTCGGCACGTCATCGACCGGCTGGGGCGCGGCGGAAGTGGAGATTGCGCACCTGATTATGAGCAGGCGCGGGCTGACCCCCGCCCCGCAGTAGGAGGAGAGCATGCGGTACATCGAGTGCGCCTTGACCGACCTGGGCTACCACGTGTTCGCCATCGACGGCCCCGGCGAGATTTGGGGCCTGGACAACATCGCTGATGAGTTTGGCGACCGCCGTTTCGAGGCCCTCCCCGCGACCGGC